CGGTAGTATGAGTGGTGGAAATGCTGGTCAAGGTGGCGCAATATTCATTCTAGAAAATACAGGAGCATAATATGGCAAAAGCACTTTTTTCAAAATTTTCATCTGGTGCAGATTCAAACTGCATTGGAATTGTATCTACTTCAGATTGGTTGGATCCAGCAGAAAGCTTAGTCGATACAGGAGTTACTGAGGTAATAGAAATTTCTGATGTTGATTTTAATAATTATAGAAATGGTACTTCATATATTAATCGTGAAGATGGTGGAACAATAGTATCTAATTCTGATGCAATCAATAACCAAACACAAGAAGATGCTAAAAAGTATATGGAAGACATGAAAGATTGGCATAAGACTGTTATGGCTACATGGATTGCAGATGGAAGAACATATAAAATTAGTGAAGCTACAACATGGAATTCTTTTTTAGAAAGTTGGGATACTTCAGCAATAACTTGGCCTTTAGATAAAACTTTTGAACAGTATTTAGAAAGTATTAGTCAAGACTACGTTAGTCCTTTACAGCTTTGTTTATAAGTTGTAAAAGACATGGATGTTTGAACAGAAGATAATTTTTTCAGCAGATCAAGAATTTATTAATCAAAATATAGCTCACCCACAACCTATTAAAGTTAATATACCTAAATGGTATAAAGAGCTTGACCATACAAAAGAAATACAAACTATTAAAGGTTGTATACCTGTTTTAGATTCATTGACTTCTGGGTATCTCATGCGGATGCCTCAAGATATGGCAATCCAACATAATGTAACTAATAAAGAAGGCAAGCAAGATTCTTTTGTAAAATGGGGGTACGAGCCTTTAGGGGCATGGACTGCAGCAAAAGGTTTAAACTTAAATTTTGATGCTTCTGATACACACAACCCAAGACAGGTTGGTAAGTGTCCTTACCTACAAAAAAATAAAGAATTACCTTTTTATAAAATTATGAATCCTTGGGTTATAACAACACCCCCAGGTTATTCATGTTTATTTGTACCTCCACTCAATAACCCTGACGATAGGTTTCATATTGTTGCTGGTATAGTTGATACTGATACATATACAACACACATAAATTTTCCTATGGTAATTAATGGTGATAAATACCCAACATTAGAAACAACCATAAAAGTAAATACACCCATTGTTCAAATAATACCCTTTAAGAGAGATAATTGGAAAATGGAAATAAAACCAAGTAAAGTTGATGGACGATGGAAAATGCTTAAGTTGACACAAAGATTAGTTCATAAATATAAAAATGCTTTTTGGGCTAAGAAATCATGGAAATAAAAGACTACATAAAAATTATTGATAATACTCTTAGACCCGAAACACTTGAAGTAATTATGAAATATGCAAAAGAGTTAAAATACGAAGAAGCAGAAATAGTAACTCAACAACAGGAAAAACCTTTTGTAGAAAATACTACCAGAAAAACTTTATTAAAACCTTTATATAATACTTCACAATCTTTAACTGAAGTTCATTGGGCACATGTTTTTAACAAAATATTTAAAGAAGCCATTACGGCATACTTAAATGCATTTAATATACCTAGTAATACAATAGCTAAACTTGAAGGAGTTCAAATTTTAAAATATGAACCCGGTGGATTTTACACATGGCATGTAGACCATGGTATTCATTTAAATAGAAAACTAAGTTGTATATTTTATTTAAATGATGAGTACGAAGGAGGTTCAATACAATTTGCATTTCCTGCAAAAAACGAAAGTTTTGAAATTAAACCTAAAGAAAATAGAATGATTCTTTGGCCATCAAATTTTTTATACCCACACAGGGTAACTCCAGTAGAGAAAGGTAGTAGATATTCAGCGGTATGTTGGGCAGTATAAAAGATTTTAAATATAAGCTTGTAAAAAACTTTTTAACTAAAGAAGAAACAGAGCTATTAAAACAATTTACAATATTATTTCATCAAAGAAATGATTCGTCATTTGATACTAAACAATCAATAACTATGGATACAATGGACTACGGAAACCCAGCAACTGATGCATTATTAATTACAAAACGTAAAAAGATGGAAGAAGAAACAAAACTTAAACTAAACCCAACATATAGTTTTTGGAGAATGTATACAAAATATGCTGTTCTTAAAAAACATAAAGATAGACCATCTTGTGAAATATCTTGTACTGTTATGGTAGGTTCTGACAATACTCCTTGGCCCATATACATGGCTGGCACACTAATAGAAATGCAGCCTGGTGATGCAGCTATATATTTGGGTTGCGATGTAGAACATTGGAGAGAAGAGTTTCAAGGTGATTGGCATAGTCAAATTTTTTTACATTACGTAGATGCAAACGGACCTTTTAAAGATTATCAAAATGATCAAAGAGAAATAACTGAAACAGGATTCGAAAATAGACTAAATGCAAAACTTCCCGACAGAATATAACCACAAGATTACAGATCTTATTCACATACAAAAAGAGTTTGTTGGTGTTCCTTTATGTAAAATGTTTATTGAAGCATTTAACAAATTCCCCCAGCTACAGACTAAAGAACAAAGCTATAAGTATGATGAAAAGAAAATTGTGTGGGATAATTATAAGTGCTTAAGTTTATCCGAACATCATAAAAAAGACGAAGTATTACAAAATGTTTTTAAAATAGCAGTTGATATGGTTTCCCATGTATTAAAAAATTATGTTGAATACATAAGAAAAGAAATTTCTCCTACGTTTACAGATATGCATATAAGCCAAACAGATAATATTAGAATATTAGAGTATGCAGAAGGCACTCAAATAAAAGATCATTCTGACATGACTAAACAAATCAGAGGTTCTCTCTCTATTAATTTAAACGAAGACTATGAAGGGGGTGATTTTAGATTCTTTAACGGAAGACATAAGGTTAAATTAGGTACGGGAGATACTATGCTTTTTCCTGCTGAACCTATATGGATACATGGAACAGAAAAAATTACAAAAGGAACCCGATATGCCATAAATTGTTTTTTGACTTTATCGGATGACAAGATACAACAAATGAAAGAGAAAGGATTTTATGAGATTTAAACAATTTGATGATGGTAGCTGTGATATAGAATTTTCAGATGCGGAAATAAAAATGCTGAATGAAAAAAAGAAGATATTTCTTGATTCTACATCTTTTAGAAATTTTGGTAATATTCTGATTAAAATGGTAGCTGAATGGCAAAAAAAATTTGATGATAGAGTGAAAAATCTTACTACCTATGGGGAAGATACTGAGGACCCAGATATTAACAAAGCCCCGTGACCGTGTTATAATGCTTTATGCCGTTAACAAGTGTAAATATAAGACCAGGATTTAATAAACAAGTCACAGAAGCAGGAGCTGAAGGTCAGTGGACTGATGGTGATAATGTTAGATTTAGATATGGTTTACCAGAAAAGATAGGCGGTTGGGAGCAAATTACTTCTAATACACTTGTTGGTGCAGCAAGAGATCAACACATTTGGGCAGATTTAGATGGTAGGTCTTATGCAGCAATAGGAACACATAAAGGATTGTTTATTTATTACGGAGGTGTAATGTATGACATTACTCCTTTAGCGACTGCGGTTACAGGTGCAACTTTTACGATAGCATCAACTTCTGCTCCTCAAACAATAACCGTAAACAAAGCATCACATGGATTGGTAGCAGGCGATCTTTTTACTTTTACATCGGTCACACCACCAACTGGATCGGGTTATACTGTTTCTCAACTAGAAGCAAATCCTTTTGAAGTTTTAACTGCAAGTACTAACACCTTCACTATACAATTTGCAAGTGCTGCTTCAGGAACAACATCGGCCACCGGATCAGCGACAATTAATCCGTATGTTGGTTTTGGACCACTTACTCAAAGTTTTGGATATGGTTTTGGTACTGGATTATTTGGAGGAACTGTAAGTGGAGCAATCACAACGACTCTAAACGGAGCCATTACAGGTACAACCGGAGGTAACAATGCATCTGCTACTAATATTACTTTAACGTCTGCTAGTGGACTTCCTTCTTCTGGAACGGTCTTAATAGGAAGTGAACTTATAACTTATAGTTCGATAAGCACTAATGATATTATAATTGCATCGAGAGGAGCTTTAGGAACCACTGCGACCACTCATTTAAATTCTGCGACAGTAACAGATGCATCAAATTTTATAGGATGGAACCAAGCAACTACATCTTCTACAGTGGTACTAGATCCTGCATCATGGTCTATAGATAATTTTGGCCAACAATTAATAGCAACAAACAAAAATGGTACAAGTTTTCAATGGAATCCAATAGCTTCAAGCACAAATGCTTTATCAACTAGAGCTACAGCTATATCTGGAGCACCAACTAAAACAGTCCAAGCGATTGTATCAGAAAGAGATCGACACTTAATAATGTTAGGAACTGAAACAACCATAGGAGATACTTCCACTCAAGATAAATTATTCATAAGATTCTCAGACCAGGAAACCACAGGAACTTACGCACCAACATCGACTAACACAGCAGGTACTTTTAGACTGGACTCTGGAACAAAAATAGTTGGAGCTGCAAAAGGAAAAGATTACATTTTAATTATTACTGATATAGCTGCTTATATAATGCAGTTCGTAGGACCACCTTTTACATTTTCAATTAAACAAGTTGGATCTAACTGTGGAGCTATAGGACAACATTCAATATGCTTCGTTAATGGCTCGGTATACTGGATGGGACAATCCGGTGGGTTTTTCAAGTTTGATGGAACAGTTAAATCACTTCCTTGTTTGGTTGAGGATTTTGTATTTACAAACGGAGGAA